AGATATTTTTCTATCTGAAAATTTTTTATTAAACAACAGATTTGGTATGAAAGAAATGTTAGAACATAAATTTTTAGTTGGTAAGACGCTTTTATTAGAAGCCGCACCGAAGAGTCATGTTGATCATCCATATGATGATGTAAATTTAAAATTTAGTGAATTAAAAGATATCATTCATCAAGCATTGTTGGGAGATTTTGGTAATCAAGCAACCGAAAAATATGACGGACAAACTTTGTTATTTACCGTAAAAGATGGTCAAGTGCTATTTGCAAGAAACACACAGCACACAAAAAATTATGGCGAAGGTGCTATGACGGCCGATCAATATGGGGAATATTTTAAAGACTTACCCCCACAAGTAATGGAAATATTTTCTCAGGCAGCAAAAGATGTTGCTGCAATTATACAAAAAATTCCACCGGATGACTTAAAACAAATATTTGGTAGTGGTGATAAGTTCGTATTGAGTGAATTATTAAGTACGGACATGCCTAATACTATACCGTATGCAACAAATAAAATTGTGATGTTGAATCTTAGAACATACGATCCACAAAATGGTAATCCGACAGACGATTCAATTGATAGATTTGCTACTGATAAATTGATGAAATTAATAAAGCAACATTCAAGTACAAAAGGAGAAGTATTTTCGGTATCGGGAAATACCAGATTAGAATTTGATAATAGTGATCAAGATGCGTATCGCAAAAAAGAAGACGAATATATTGGAAAATTAAATGTACTTGCTCGTGAGGCCAAATTAGATTCAGGAAGTACTTTAGGTGATTATTATGCATTTAAATGGAATCAATTATTAGATGATACTAATTTAGATTGGACTACACAAGAAAGAAAATCGTTGATTGATAGATGGGTATATGGAAACAAAGAGTTTGGTTCTCGGTCTATACAAGATGCAAACAAAAGAGAAGCATTTAGAAAAATTGAAGGACAGTATAAACAACATCTTGAAGAAATAGTAGCTCCAATAAAGAATATTGTACTACGAACTGCGAATGATGCAGTACAACGAGCAACTAATATTGTATCAAAAAATGATGGTACATTACAAAAATTAAAGAAAAAATTCCTTGATGCAGTAAAAGCAATAAAAAGTAGTGGTAATCAGCAATATATAGAAAAACTTCGTACTGAATTAGAAAAGTTGAAGACAATTGGTGACATAGATTCTATAACTCCATCTGAAGGTATTATTTTTCAACGCAACGGTAAGATATACAAATTAACAGGAAGTTTTACGCCCGTAAATCAAATTGTAGGTATTCACACTTATAAGTTGAAAGATAATACACCATCAACTAAACCAACTGTACGACCGACTGCACAACTTATTTCTCCAACTACTATTAGTGGTACAAAAGGAAAAAATAAGACTACGGCGTCTCCAAAACAAAAACGACAAATTGGAAACTTAATGCAACAACATATTCTCAATCCAGAAACAGGTAATCAAATTTTGGTAAAAACTGCATTAGGATACGATGTAAGTAGTAAAGTGCATCAACTTGCTTTACAATTTATAAAGTCAAAGATGAAATCTCCGTCTTCGTTGAATGAAGGAGGAAAAGCTGTATCATCAAATACTAAAATTCCAAATAAATTAGCACAATCTACAGCTCAACATGGAATTGAGTTGGTGGGTTTTGATGGATTGGATCATGCTATGGTGGGCAGTACTCATAAAAAACTAATGAATGACATAGATTTGGCTTTTGATATTAACCAAGTAAAGCGGTTGATAGGATATGATGGTGATAATACATCAGAATTATTTGTTAAACTAAAAAAATATTTAGAAAACAAAAACTTACAAGTGAGTTACGTCCCCGGATTTCAGCAATTTAGTGTGTCTGTGCCGTTGGTAAATGACAAAGGTGATGTACAAACTACATACGATGATCAAGGTCAGTCTGGAACAGACCTAGCCACCACACAAATTGATTTCATGATGGGAAATTTGCCATTTATGAGTCGTTATATGACGTTGAAAAATCCACAGAACACCGAATACGGCTCAACGTACAGAGGCACTTTAATAGCAGAAATATTTTCTCAATTGATATTTGACACAGAAGACCCAGAAGTAAAGATGAAATATCAAGTTAATCTGAGAAATGGATTAGAACGCATATTTTTTAAAACAAAACCAAATGGTAAGCGTGATGTAATAAAGAAAGAATTTATATCAGCAGACCCAGATGATATTGCGCAAGTAATATTTGGTAACAACATTAAGTTTGATGATATAGATTCTGTTGAAAGATTAATAGAAAAAATACGAAAACCAGAATCTCCGATTGCACATTTACAAAATACAATTCTTTTACGGTTTAAAGAAGGATTGGTTGATAAAAAAATGAAAGTGCCTGATGAATTAAATGAACCAACCGAAGTTGAACCGGATGAACCGGAACAACCAAGAAGAACTATTGCCATTTATCCGGGTAGATTTCAACCATATCATGCAGGACATCATGTTGCATATGAAGCATTAGTTAAAGAATTTGGTGCAGATAACGTGTATGTGGTCAGTAGCAATGTACAAGATAGTGTTAAGTCACCATTTTCATTTGGTGACAAAAAAGAAATTATGACAGGTATGTTTGGAATTCCAGAAGATCATATTATCCAAGTCAAAAATCCATATAGTCCAAAAGAATTATTAGACAAAATACCAGAAGATGCTATTACTGTATTTGCCGTTGGTGAGAAGGATGCAACACGACTTGGTGGTAAATATTTTCACAAGTATGATAAAAATAAATCAATGATGGGACATAAAGATGCAGGATATGTCTGGATCGCTCCACCCCCGCGTCTGGAAATAAACGGTAAAGAAGTTAGCGGAACCCAACTTCGTGCAGCAATGGGCGATCCAAAGGCTACCGATAGAGCCAAACAAGAAATTTTTACAAAAGTATATGGTAAATTTGATAAAAAAATATTTGATAAAATAGTAAAAACCAGCACCGAATCAGAAGAAGCTAAAAAAATAACGGCTCAACACGCTACAGATCAGCCAGAAAAATCACTTTCAAAAAAGAAAACCCCGGATGGCGCTGCGATAGGTCGTGCTAAATCCGTACTTGGACAAAAAGTTCGTAATCCAAAAACAAAACGAGATATTTTGGTTGCAACTGCATTAAAATATCCCAAAGACGAACCCGTTAGAATTGCAGCAGAAAAAATGGTTCAACAGGCAATGCAGAAAAAAGAATCTATACTAACAGAAACTTCTAAGCAAAATACTAAACTAAAAGTATATACAAAAATTCGTGATTATACAGAAGAAGATTTAGATTATGAAACAGACGAATACTTTAAAAACGAAAGAACGTTTGAGGCATTCCCAAATCTTGCAGATTCAGCAGATGAATTGAAAGATATGATTAAAACTGCACCAAGTGAAGTACTAACTGCCGACGAATTAAAATTATTAATGAACAGTGATGTTGGAGAAATTTTGTCGGGTAAAAATAAAAAGCAAATCTTAAAAAAGATGATTCAAAATAAAAAAGACGTTATGGGATTACTTAATGATATTAAAAAAGAAAAACCTATAGCATCTCCAATTGTCATTAAGCACACTCAAGGATACTACTTATTGGGGGGAAACACTAGATTGTCGGTATTAGCATCAATTGGTCACACAATGCCAGTAAAGGTGTTGGGTCACGCTAAAGCCTATCCGGCTCCTTTCATTCCGGGAGCAACAAAAGATCTAAAAAACGTGGAAATAAAGAACTATTCAATAAAATTATGCAGATGACAATCACAAATCCAGAAACAGGAAATCAAATTAAGGTTGATACAGCAATGGATTATGACAAGAATCATTCTGCACATAAATTAGCAATGGGAGTTATTCGTCAGCATATGAAGGGAATATCCAATCGGGCAGGTATACCAAAAAACAGACAAGACTAAGAGGTTATTATGGCAGAGCATGAAGCAATTAATAATGTGCGGCGTAAAATCAATGAAGTAATGAAAAAAACCGACGAGCGAATTGTTGTCGGGTGGCGTCCTACATTAGAAGAAAAACGAAATGAAGGAGATGTCTGGGAAGATTCTGATGGCCGCAAATGGACAGTTAAAAACGGAATTAAACAAAACGTTACCAAATTAGATTTAGCAAAGACGCCATGGTTTTGTCCGCATTGTCAAAAATCCATGAATCACTGGCTAGACGGTAAATTTTGGAATTTACGGGGTAAGTGTTTTGATTGCGTTATTGCAGACGAAGCACAAATTCGTGCAGAGGGAAAGTGGGAAGAATATGAGCAACAAATCATGAAAGCAAATTATATTGCTTCATTAAAAGATAAAATTGCAGAACTTCAATATTATCATGACACGGTTTCTTCTCCAACGTTTGTTCACGCAGACGACGAACGAATTTTAATGATTGAAAAATGGAACGTTGACATAGATCGTAGTAAGGCAGAGTTGTTAATTGATATTGAAGATATTAAAAAACATTTAGCAGAAATTGAAGCCGAGGATTAATATGGAAACGACTGCGGGTAGTATTATAAAAGAAATAATTAATGCAATAATACGATTTTTAAAAGAATTTGCAAAAGTACCCAAATTTTCACAAGTATTATTTACTATCATGTTAGTAAGTGTCTCATTTACAGCAGGGCAATGTAGAAGTGAAAAATCATTACAAGAATTTAGAAAACAATTTGTTGCGTTACAGGCAGATGCTAAGAGTGCAAAAGCATACGCAGAAAAAACAAAAACTGAAGTTAATAAATTACTTGATGAAGTAAATGAAAAAGATCAAACTATCAATAAATTAAATGTTGCAATTAATGTTAGTAATCAAAAACGTGCTACGTTAAAAACAAATTTAGTTGCATTAGAAAAGAGTTTGGATATAGCAAAGGATACGGCAGAAATAGTACAAGTACAACAAGGAATTATTTACAACTTAACAGAACAATTAACAGAAGCAGAAAATATAATGGTAAAGCAACAAGAAGTTAATACAACGCAAAGAACACAGATACTTGGTCTACAAAATGCAGTAGCACTGTCTATGAAACGAGGAGATAGTTTACAGACGATTGTAGATCGTGTAATTGTTATAAAACCACCAACCACCAGTAAAACGAGTAAAATTTTAATTGGCGCTCTTGGATTTGTAGCAGGCGTGTGGGTGGGCAATCAATAAGTTGAGGTCATATGTCGGTAAATTTAAAAGAAATTATTAAACAAGAATATAAAAAGTGTGCGGTATCTCCTGAATACTTTTTAACTAAATACTGTTACATTCAACACCCGGTTAGAGGCCGGGTGTTGTTTGATTTATATCATTACCAAAAAAATACCTTAAACGACTTTACAGAACATGATTATAATATTGTACTAAAGGGTCGTCAGATTGGCATTTCTACGTTAGTAGCAGGTTATGCACTATGGATGATATTATTTCATAGAGATAAAAATATTCTCGTTATTGCCACAAAACAAGAAACTGCAAAAAATCTTGTAACAAAGGTGCGTTTCATGCATCAAAATTTACCAACGTGGTTGAGGGGGCAGTGTACCACAGATAATAAACTCTCATTACAATTTGCCAATGGTTCACAAATTAAGGCAGTGGCAAGTAGTAAAGACGCTGGACGGTCTGAAGCATTGAGTCTTCTTATACTGGACGAATGTTTGGCGGGAGATCAGACTACTTATATACGAGACTCACAAACCGGTGAGGTTAAATTGGTTAAATTAGAGGAATTATATAATGAGCTATCGGACTCCACCCAAACATCCCCCACAGACAACATGTAAAATAGACGGCACGACATTTGATACAGAACGACAATTGTTATTTTATTTGAAAAAACTAAAAATTTCTTATAAAGATTATTACGATAATTTTTTAAAACTTAATCATGAAGGTTTCTGTAAGGTGTGTAATGCACCTACAAAATATAATAATTTACAATACGGATATGCCACATTTTGTTCTCATGCATGCAGTGTTAATGACATTGATGTTGCAGTCTCTCGTAAAAATAAAACTAAAGATGCGTTGATGAAAAAATATGGAGTATCTAATCCATCGCAAATACCGGGGTGGCGTGATAAGGTAAAGGCAACTAATCTAAGTAAATATGGTGTAGAAAACTATGTAAATCCAGTTAAGGCAAAACAAACTCAACTTGTTAAATATGGAACCCTTTACATAAACACTGATAACTATAAAAATTCTGTTAAACAAACATCTTTAAAAAAATATGGCGTAGAACATTTTACTCAATCTTCCGAAGTAAAGAAAAAACAACATATTACTAATTTAGTTCGTTATGGGGTTGAGAATTCTTTAACATTGATAAGCAAACAAAAAAAATCAGTAGTACCCAAAATGAAAAAATTATATAATTACATACAAAAATATGCAGTCACACAAAACTTATTAGTAGATTTACCTGACGAAGATGTTTTTATTAAAGATTCAAAAAATAGAATTTTTAATACTACTTGTTTAATATGCCGTACTACTTTTTTGGCTAATTGGCGTACAACATCAGTACCCGTTGTATGTAAACAGTGTAATAAACCAAGCTGGATATCTAAATGGGAACGTGAAGTTTCTGACTATATAAAATCACTAACGCCTTATAATGTAATAACCAATTATCGGGAATATGAGGGTACTACATTACATGAAATAGATATTTATATACCAGAATTAAGAATTGGGTTTGAGTGTAATGGGGTATATTGGCATGGTGAATTCAACGGGAAAAAACAAAAATATTATCATGTTAATAAAACAAATTATTATGAAAAACAATCTATACAAGTTATACAAATATGGGATGTTGAATGGAGTATCAAAAACGAAATTATAAAAAGTAGAATACGAAATCTATTAGGAATAACGCCAACTAAAATATTTGCTAGAAATTTAATTCCCATCGTCATTTCTTCAAAAGAGGCTAGAAAATTTTTTGATGAAACTCACCTCGGTGGGTTTTTACCGGCAAAGTATCACATAGCGTTGACAGATGATCAAGGAAATATTATGTCTGCAATGTCGGTTTCAAATAAGGGGCGGTTGGGAATATCTGCTAAGCAAATAGAACTTTTACGATTTGCAAGTAAATTAAATAGTGTAGTAGTTGGGGGGTTTTCTAAGTTAATAAAATTTTTATTAACTCAAGTTGCTCCCGAACTTAGTACACAAAAAATTGTATCATATGCAGATAGACGATGGTCTTGGCCAATAAATTGTGGATATACTCACGCAGGATTTAAACTGATCAGAATCACAGAACCGTCGTATTGGTATGTAAAGTCTGGAAAAATTTATCACAGAACATTATTTATGAAACATTTATTATCAAAAAAATTGACAATGTTTGATCCCGACTTAACGGAACTTGAAAATATGATATTAAACAAGTACGATAGAATCTGGGACTGTGGAGAACTAGTATATGTCTATGAAAGTAACTAATTCTAAATTTGAAGTAAATACGCCGTCCGGTTGGCGTAAATTTTCTGGTATGAAAAAGTCAATAGTACCCGTTCATGTAGTACTTTTATTAAACTCTGGTGATGAAATTAAGTGCTCGCCCACACATAAAATTAAAACTTGCAATGGACAATTTATAAATGCAATGGATTTACAAACAGGAGATAAATTGTCTGACAATTTAACCGTAGTAACTAATACGTTTAAAGAAGAACCTTTGGAAGTATTTGATTTACGGGGTGTTGACGGAGAAGAATATTTAACTAACGGAATAGTTAGTCACAATTGCGCTTTCATTGATGACGCCGATATCATATGGACGGCCGCATCAAGTACACTATCAACGGGTGGTCAAGCAATTCTATTGTCCACTCCCAATGGTATTGGTAATTTCTTTCATAAGATGTGGCAACAAGCAGAAAACAAATCAAATAACTTTAATCCTATATTGTTGGATTGGAGAGTGCATCCAGAGCGTGATCAAGCGTGGCGTGATCGTCAAACGGAACTTATGGGAGAAATGCAAGCATCACAAGAACATGATGCATCATTCATCTTTTCTGGTAATACGGTAGTTCCACCTGATATCATTGAATTTTACAAAAAAACCTATGTACAAGATCCTATTTCTAAGCAAGGATTTGACGGCAATCTGTGGATTTGGGAATATCCGAAACCCGGTAAATCCTACGTAATATGTGCAGACGTTGCTCGTGGCGACGGAGAAGATTATTCTGCATTTCATGTGATGGACGTAGAAACCTCTGCTCAAGTAGCTGAATACAAAGGTAAGGTAGAAACAAAGCAATTTGGTAATATGTTAGTGTCTATTTCTACGGAATACAATGACGGGTTATTAATTCCCGATAACAGTTCTATCGGATGGAATGCAATTCAACAAGTAATTGATCGTGGATATCGTAATCTATTTTATATGTCCCGTGATTTACAATATATTGATGTAGAACATCAAATAAGTGGAAAATATAGAACTGAAGAACGAAACATGGTCCCCGGCTTTACCATTTCTCAACGTACCCGTCCATTGATTATTGCTCGTTTGAAAGAATACATGTTAGATAATTCGTTTACGATTCGGTCATCTAGGATGATTTCAGAATTAGAAACATTTATTTGGAAAAATGGTAGACCGGAGGCCCTGGACGGGTATAATGACGATTTGGTACTTGCATTATGTATTGGATTATGGGTACGAGATACTGCACTGCGATTACGAATGGAAGGTATTGAATTAACTAAATTAGCATTGGACAAAACATCATATAACACGGTTCCATTAGCAGTTAAACAATCTGGATTGGATTATAACCCATATGAAATGCCAGTTGGCGGTGTAGAAAAAACCGAAAATATTTCGTGGCTTATTGGATAAAATGATTCTAATAAATCACTAAATTATATTTATATATTGATGGTCTTTATTTTTCTCTACGGAGACTTGTATGAAACGTGCTGAATTAGAAGAAATTATTATGGAAGAAATTTATAAGACTCTTGCAGAAATGAGAGAATTAAATCCAGAAATAATGCAAGAAAAATCTGTCCCGGAGCCATACGACAGAAAAAAACGCCGTAGAATGGACGGATCTCAGATTGCTCGTAGAGATAAAATTGGTAAGGCAATGAAGGCTGATCCAAAAATTGTTAAAAGATTTAAAGCAAAACATGGTGAAGATTGGATAGATTATTTATGGGCAACGGCAACTAGTAAGGCCATCCGTGGAGGAAAACAATAATGATTAGATTGACAGGGTTGGTAGATCTACGTCCAGTACATTCGTTACGAGGGCGTTCGGATATAGAAGAAGCATTAGATCCCGTTGGGAAAGAAGATTCGGATATTGATAACGACGGTGATGTTGATAAGTCTGATGAATATTTAAAAAATCGTCGGAACGCAATTAAACAAAATATCAAAGAAAACGACGGTGATCACGAAGTATCAATGGCAAACAAAACATTAGATACTATCATCCAAGACGCCACAGAATTAAAAGAGAAGTTGGGAATGGAAGAAAAAGACATTCCCGCGTGGATTCAAGATCATATTACGAATGCAGCAAATTATATTCATCAAGCCGCATCAAATTATCATGAACATAATCAAGCAAATAAACCTATGGATGATATGGAAGAAGGTAATCATCTAGAACCATCAAAAGATCACCACGGGGCTCATAAAGATCCACATTTAGCTCATGAATCTGCTCCTAGTGGTTGGGAAGGTACTGTTAAGGCCATGAAAAAACACAAGGAAATTGATAATCCGTGGGCAATGGCATATTACATGAAGAAAAAAGGATATAAGTCACATAAGGGTAAATAATATGGAACAGCTCGGAAAGTTTCTTGGGACGTTAATGTCCAGTCGTAATCAAGCACATATTTTTCATCTTCAAACATCATCGTTTGCTGCTCATAAGGCGTTAGATGATTATTATAGTGGAATTGTTGATCTTATTGACTCATATGCAGAAATGGCTCAAGGACGATATGGTATTATTCGTGGATATGTGATGCCGGGGCAAATGTTTGAAGATGATTCCGCAGTCAAATATTTCATGGGATTACAAAAATTTGTTGATGGTATCCGCGGATCACTTCCGCAAGATGGTGAATTAAATAATACGGTGGATGAAATTTCTGGGTTGATTAGTTCTACGTTGTACAAGTTAAAAATATTATCATGAAATATACCGATTTTTACGACGATATTTGCCGATGTGACGAAGGATGTGGATGTGGAAAAGTCACCAACGAATATACAGGTGATACATTTTCCGCACCACAACCGGATTTTGATACGTATGATAAGTACGATAATAATCCGCACAACAAAAAAATAGAAGAAGTTCTTTCATTGTTAGAAAAAAATACCCCAACGAGTCCAGATAAGTGGGCTAAAGCAAAGGCCGCAGCTCGTTCAAAATTTAAAGTGTATCCATCTGCCTATGCAAATTTATGGGCAGCAAAGAAGTACAAGAGTATGGGTGGTGGTTGGAAAAAAGGAAAAAAATGATTAGCTTGTCTGATCTGTTAGATGAAGTAATTGAAGAACTTGATGAAAAATACAAAA